CGGAACAATTTGTTTGTGTAAAGAAGTTTTGCGTTTAACAAGTTAACTTCGTTGATAATTGATTTCAATTGTTTAACAGTCGAATATGCTTCTTCTAATTCTGCTTTTGCTTCTGCTAATTCATCGCCTTCAGTATCAGCTTCAACATCGCCTGTTACGTCCATGTCTTCTTCACGTAGGATTGATTCAATGATTTCGTCAATATCCATATCGTCGTCTTCCATTTCGTCTAACATATGATCGCCTTCCATCGTTGGTTCTTCCATTTCTGGTTCTTCCATTTCTGAGTCTTCCATTTTGTCAGATAAATCACCTTCTAATTCACGAATGATAGCTTCAAGATTAAGATCTTCTTCATCCACATCATATCCTTCATTGTATTCTTCCTCAGGGTTTTCAGCTGGTGCTTCTTCTGCTGGCATATCTTCATCCGACATATCGTCTTCTAAATCACCCATCTCGTCTTCCATTGCTGGTTCATCCATTGGATTTCCTACTTCTGCATCATATTGTTGACCGCCTACTTCAAATGAAATATTGTTGTCTACCCAATTGACACCCATTTCTTCGCCTTCTTTGCCTTTTTCGCCCATATCCTCCATCTCTGGTTCCATTGCTGGATCCATTGGTACTTCGTCTTCACTATCAAGTTCATTCTCGATTTGATCTGAAATCATACGTTGGATTCTTGGGGCAAATGCTTCTTGAAGAGCGATCTTTGCGTTTGCTAATGCAGTTTCTTTAACAGCACGAGCATCTGCGATTGCTTCTTTTAGCAAATCTGATTTTGCCATAAGTTTACTCCTTAAATTTGTTTTGTTTTGGAAATAAGATTATTTGAAATCTTAATAGAATTTTTTTATTTACTAGACGCTATATAATAGATAAAATAGCGTATTCTTAAATAAATATAGGCATATTTGAAAAACCAGTAAAAAAGCCCCAACTTATTAGGAAGGGGCTTTATTAGTAGTAGTAGTTTAATTTTTAATTTGCATGCTGATTTCTTACCATTTGCATAAATATTGCATCTTGTAATTGTTTGCGACGTTTTACTCCTGGTTTAATAAATTCACGTCTATCTTTGACTTCTTCTAAGATATTTGCTGATTTTATTTTACGCTTCCAAGATTTAAGTGCTTGTGCTAAATCTTCTCGAGATGATCCAATTACTTTAACTGCTAATGCATTGCCGGGCACAATTTGTTGATGTTGTTGTTGTTTTTTACTCATATAACTTGTTTATAATAAATTAAATTGCCGTTGTTGGCATTTGTTTTCTAATAGGGCGTTGTGAACGTACATTGAATCGAAAATGTTTTACGCTTGGTAATTGAGAAACATATCCTTGTATTTTTTGTGATTCGCTAGATGGGTCTTCTCCTAATCTAAAATAGAAATATCCTACCTTACCTGTTTTAGATATCTTTTTAGTAATCATAGTAAATCCTTTTTTCTCAGCCCACTGTTGAATATTTTCTGCTACTGACTGTGCTTGTGATGGATCATGTATTACATATTCTATTCCGCCTTTATAATCAGTCATATGATTAATAAGCTGAGCTTCGTCGACTAATTTCACATCTAATCCTTTTTTAGCTAGTTCTTCAGCTTTTGCTGGATCTTTAACTGATATGCTTCCTTTTTTAGCTTCTTCAGTTAAGCCAAAGAATTCTTTGTATAATTTTTTAAATTTATTCATTCTATCCTTTAATATAAAAAATACTAGTTAAATATCCAAATTAATTAACATCAAAGTATTTATTTAATCCTTGCGCAATATCTTCATATGCTGCACTTAAACGTTGTTGTAATTGACTCATCTCTTTAGTAGTCGATTCAAATACACGATATGAATCATTTAAGTTTTTCATATGACGTTTAACCGTTACGTTGTCAAACCAATCGCCAGCTTCTGTTGTAATTTGTTCTGCTTTATTGATCATGTCTTTTACTCGGTCTGTTAATTGTTGAAGATCGCCATTTCCATAAACAGACTGGCCCATTTCACTAAACTTTTTTACTTGATCTAAAAATTGTTTTTTTTCTTCTTTAGATAATGGCTGTGGTTGATCTTCCGTGATCATTTCCAAAATATATTTTAAATTGCTTTTCATCATGTTATATCCTACATTTGCCATCTTCACATAAAATTGAAGTTATAAGGCTATTTACTTTATTATATTTATTTTTGATATCCATTTTACCAACAGATTCTTGCATGTGCGTAGGACGCATAAAAGCTCCGTGCGTTGATGGGTTAGATACAAAGTCCCAACAAATTAATTCAAAATCTTCTTGAACTTCAACTGTTCCCTCATTTCTAAGTTCTTTTACAGAACCTAACCCACGAGATGAAATACCCAATGTAATTCCAGCTTTAAATAATTCTTTAAGAATTTTGCCTGACGGAGTTTCTAATATTTGTACAGCCCCTTTTAAATCATCGCCTTCCCACCATATTTTTAAAATATTATGAGATACATTGTTTAAGTTGACAACTGACGACTCTGGATGATCTAATTCGCCTAATGCTCTATGTTGGTCAATATATTCTTTTTGATATCGTACACATTCACGCATTAATATGTTTTTTGGATATATTCGACCATTCTGATTTTTAGACCCAGCTCTTTGCAAAACACCTTGAACAACAAAGCCTCCCGGAACGCCATATGCTGCACCACTTGTTTCATTTAATGATCCAATTGGTTGAAATTGCATGTATTCTACTAATAATTTTGACATCTTACTCTCCTAATGATCTTACTCGTTCTGATATTTTAATTAATCGTTCTGATATCTTGTTCAAAGCGTTTGATGTACTAGACCCATATTCAGACGATGCTAATCCCGACTCTTTTTTTAATCTAGAACTATATTGTACCAAAGTTTCAATCTCTTGTAGTTTTTTAGCAATTTCTTTAATTGTATTTTTTACAGTGTGTGATGGTTTAACGTCACCTTGTTTAAAATCTCGATATCCTTCAATAAGTTCTAGATATTTTTTATCCATTGCTTCTTGAACTTTTTTATATCCTAATTGTTCTGCAGTTTCGTTGTTTGTTTTTTTAGCAAAAGCTTTTGGAGTATTAAATCCTGCTACTGCTGCAGTAACATTTTGTTCTTCAATTTCTTCAGGATTACATTCTAGACAATTTGATTCGTCACAATCACATTTATTTTCAAGTTCTAAAAACTTTGAATCCATTTCTCGTAATAGTGATCTCATTAATGTATCTCCTTTAATTCTCGAACTAGATCAAAATAACGTAACAGTGATAATACGTGTGATTCTTTGATTGTCTTCATAGATTCAACGTTACAAAGCATTTCTGACAATTTAGAAACTTTAATTTTAGTTGCAGGATCTGTAATTGATTTCGATTGATTTGCTAAATCTGCTTTTATTCTTGGTACAATTGTTTGTACATATTCTTTTAAAGCAGCCGTGTCATTAACGTGAGTGATGTATTTATTTAATAGTTGTTTTTGTGAATCATCTAATCCAGAATATTTTTCATTGAATTTATCAACTAAAATTTTATATGATAATAATCGCATATCTTTTGGTTGAGCTTCAAATGCTTCAATTATTGCATCTTTTTTAGGTTGAGCGCGTTCTGTAATAATCCCATAATCAATAATAACCGTTTTACATTCTAATAACTGTTTTGGATTATCTGTTTCGGCATGTTCGAATATCATATTAATTGATGCTAAAACTTTGTAGTTGTTGATATGCATTTTAGACATATCTGTAAATACAAACATATCTGATATTTCTTTAACTAGATTATATCGTTGTCGTCTTAATACACTCTGATTTAATTTATCATATGCAGACTTAACGGTTCGTATATAATCTAATGCTTGAGCCTCACTTCTAAACTGTTCTTTTACTAGAGAATTATATAATTGTAATTCTTTAGATAATTCAGTATTTCTACCAAAATATTTTTTAATAATATCAATAGTTACTGATTTATTTGATGTTAATGTTTCTGAAGTTAATTTTCTAACCAACATTTCAAATAAAATACCTGTATTTTTATATTTTGAATGTTTTAATTTCTTCATGTTCTGTACGATGCCTTGTGTTTTTAATAAATATGTTTCTAATTATAAAATGTTATTTTCATCTAACATGGTTCCTGCATCTGCATTAGATTCGTGATCTTTTTTCGATGTTAATGATTCTGTAATAATACTTACACTTTTATTTTTAGATTTTAAATGTTTTAAAATATTATTGTTTTCAACTGTATTGACTCCTGCCCATTTTTTAAAATTCGGATCTGCTTGAAAAGCTGTTTTTTGATTTTTAACGTTAAATGCTTGTTTTAATTCTTTTGCTCCGGACGGATCCCATCCCATATGATTTTTATGTTGACCATATTTAATTCCTTCTGGAGGTCGACCTCCGACATCTTTCGGTTCAACATCATTACTTGACATATGTAATGATGCCATATCGTGTGGAGTTCCAAAAGATACTCCTGTAATAGATGGATCATTGCCTTCTTGTTCAATCTGATTTTGACGGAATCTTAATTTTAAATCTTCAACAATATCCGT